CCCTAACGCTAACCCTAACGCTAACCCTCTTGCTCTTGCTCCTTCTCCTGCTCTTTCTCTTTCTCAAGAAGAAGAGGGGGAAGCGCGCGCGCGCGCGCGGGACTCCCCCCCGGGAGGCTGCTTACTTGAACTTTGGCAAAAACATAGTGGACCGCTTGAGAAGTGTACGAGCGTCTCGCCAACAAGGGCGGCGATGATCCGCAACAGGCTGGAGGAAAACCCCGACCCAGCCTACTGGGAGGGGTTGATCAAGAAAATGGCGTCGTCACCATTTTTCAACGGAAAGAATAAAATCGGCTGGAAAGCCACGTTCGGCTGGTTTATCAGGCCAGGCAAGCACGAGGACATTGCCGAAGGCAGCTATGAATCTGGCATAGATACAGAAATCGATTGGAGTAAACTCACGTGACCCAGGATGAATTTCGAGAGCAAATGCAGCGCATATCTAAAACCTACGGCGCTGAGAGATATCCCCAAGAGCGCATTGTGCTTTTGTGGGAGGAATTCAAAAATCTAGATGGCTGGCTTTTTTCAGCCGCAGTTTCTCGGTTGATCGCTGACAACGCGGTTGCACCGATGGCTACAAAGTTTCGAGAAGCAATCGCCGAAGCCAGAGAAAGGGCAACCCTCTGGGATAAGAAAAGGCAGACCTTAACCAGACCGACGATCGATGAAAATGCGATCACATACGCCGAGTATGTTCGCCGATGCATCGACGGCGACCGCCGCGCAGATATCGCCGATCTGGTTAAGGTCTGGGGAATGGAAAGAGTCGATGATCTATACCAGCGCGGAAAGCGCGAACATGAAACCGGAGTGCCAGACAACACAGACGTTGCGGCTATGTTTTCAGGCTCAACAACGTGGATAGAAAATACGACTTGATAGACTGGCTAATCATGCTGATGGCATTTGCAGTCGCCACACTCGCCGTATGCATGATCCTCTTATTTTCCCTAGGCATGGCAGGCGTAGTAAAACTTAAGTGTTGAGTCCAACCCAACAAGTGAAATGAAACTACATATTCGATTCCTTGATGTTATTGGCCCACTGTTTCTAGTGTTCTCGCTCTCGCTCTTTGCCAGGCTGTTTTCTGGCTGCGGTGAAAAGCACGAGGTTAGGGCTGAGATACCCCGTGTCCCATGTGTGGCATATGATACCGACAGGGGTAGGGTCTATAAATGCCCTATGATTGATGGCACCAACCAAGAGGGCTACCTTATCGCGACCTGCGTTTACAAAGATCAGGTAATCCTCTTGGTTGGTGCCAACAACGAGCCCATGGGTGTAAAACCCACGATGGCTTACAAGAAGCTTGAGCCTGGACGACGCGTAGATCTTCGCGTGCTGCGAGAGCTTCCGCGCGTATTTGACGGAAAGAGCTTGAACTACGACCGCGCTCTTGCCAAGAAAGGCCAGCCGAACGTGGAGGCCGTGATCTAAAGAACCTCCTGATCGCGCAAGCCGTCCCGTCCATTGATTGAGCTTGCAGTGAATCGATCTGGAGTTGGTGGACGGCGGGTGCCCGGTCTTAAGTCAGCCGGGAGGAGTCACGGATTGAATGGTCCGGCCCGCCGTTTCGCCTTTACATAGTGGGCTGCTGCCATGGAAAATTCTTGGCAACAACAAGGAGAAAACATGGCAGACCAACCGACGCAGCCAACTGACAACAACTCAAAGTGGTGGATCGGGCTCATCGTGGCAGCGGTCCTAGCAATCGCTGCCTACATTGGCATACCGTATTTCACGGGTACTCCATCGCCTTCCCCGGCGCCTTCCCCTACCGCCACGGCCGCACCGAGTCCGACGCCCATGCCAACCCCTACTCCAGTGCCATCGCCTACGCCTACCGTGGCGCCCACACCGGCCCCAAGCCAAACTCCAAGCCCTACCCCCACTGCGCAGCCTACGCCCGCACCTACGCCAACGGCGGCGCCTCAAACGGTCACAACCTCGGGCTTTGAGAAACCCACCCCGGATAACAACTACATGCCGCCTCAGACGGATCGCCTAACACTCAATATGTGGCACGGCGAAACCACCGGGCGGATGTTTTATGTTGCGACATCAGAGTGTTTTGCTCTGCCTTCGTTTGCATCTGTTGAGCAAATGTATACGGTACCCGCCAACGGCAGATCCTTTATCGGCGCCGTTTCAGGTAATCACTACGACCCGCTCATCCCGCGCGCCCAGCTCTGCGGCCCTGGATGGTATTGGATCGATTTTAAGACGCCTGCCGAATCCACAGTGGTGAGAATAGGAAGCCTTACCATCATAGTAAACGTGCTGGATAAAACGCTACCGGCAAAGCCTGCCGTACCGTTCTATACCGCGCTCCAGGTTGACGGCATTCGAAATAGCCATAAGATCACGACCTGGCAGATCAGCGCATATGCCCCGCTCGTGCAAGATTACGTGAACCTGCTTCGCGCTCACGGCATTGAGCCCTTCAACCAATACATCGGCCCGCTTAAAGCTCAGGCTGATGGGTTTTTGAATCTCGATGAATACGGAAATGAAGGAGGCTCTTACCGGCAGCTCCAGATGAACGGCGCACTAGCACCGAACTTTCTCTTCATGTTCTCTTCGCAATCGCAGGCCACTTTGCAGGCGGCCGAAAAATCGATCGCAAAGGAGCCCGCACTTACCGGAGCCATGCATTATGTGATCGATGAGCCAAGCGATGCGGCCCCGACGAACTCGCTTACCATCATGCGGGATCGCCTGGCTGCCGACAAACTGTACGCTCCATCGATGAAACGGATGGTCACAACGATGCAGGCGACCGCCGATATAGACTTCAATGTCGCAGCCTTCGAGCAATACAAGGCGGGCCAGATGCCTACCAATTTCTGGCTCTACGGCTCCTGTATGAGCCACGGCTCTTGCGGAAATGATCTGATTGGTGCGCGCACCGGCACGCCCGATTTGATGGTAGAGGAACCTACAATCTATTACCGGCTCTTTCCGCTCGTCGCCGCCCGCTTAGGCGCTAAAGCCATCCTCTACTACACGGCCATGGAGGCCCAGCTTCGAGGACTTGATCCATGGATAAACCAGTACATGCAGGGCGGCTGGGGTGAGGGAACGCTCGTATATCCTTGCCGAGCAGGCGAACATGGCGTGACAAAGGACATGGCCTGCGGATCGATCCGGCTCAAAATGCTGCGCGAAGGGAATAACGATAAGGCGAAAATGCTCGCCAATCCGCTACTGCCAACGCTAATCCAAGACGCAAAGAACTGGAGCAAGCGTCACTCCGATTACGATGCTTTGAGGTAAAATGGACTCAGCAGAAGATGCCACTTTATGAAACAGAATACCATGCGGGCTCTTGTTGCGCTCTTTGCCTGCACGGCTCTAGTACTCCTCGGCGGCACTCTCAAAAGCTACCTCCTACAGAGGCAGCAGCTTGAGTTTGAACAATTTAAATTTGGATGTGGGACGGGGTAATGGCTAGAGAAGTTTCGCTTACCGAACTAAACGAATGGCTCGCAAAGAACCTCCAGCGCACTTGGGCGTGGGAGCCTGGACTTACTGACAAAACGATCTTCGATGCGCCGAAGCCGCACACGAAAGAGATCAAATACATGAACTTCGCGCTCGATACTCGTGACGGGAGGATTTTCCATATCACGATCAACGGATCTGGACCGGATCAGGCCGTAGACTTTCGAGACGACGAAAAGGACTGGAGCTTACTTGATCTTTTGGATTCGAAGCTCAGACCCCTTGGTTGAGATAAAAGGGACGACACCATATCACAGGCGCCGCCCTTTCCTTACAGAGACCCCTAAGCCGCTTTTGACACCCAATGCTTTGTGAATGTTCGCACGAGATTCGGTGTGGTCACATCGAGTAAAGAACTCATGATACTGTCTCTTTCTTCATCTGGAATGCTCGACTCAAAAAGAGCACCGACCACCGGCTTCAAAGCCGCGCGAAACTCGGTACGGATCACATCGCTTTGAGACCCAGACACACCCGAAAGATTAACCGCGTTCAACACCTGATCGACCGACTGATATTTTATAGTCATAGCTACCTCCTTTTATTTTGATGGATGCCAGTACACTGACTCAAAATCCAAACAAGGCAACAAGGCAGCGGGTCAACAACGACCGCTAGTCAAAGGGTAGGGACTCAAAAAGAATGTGCAAAAATGAATCGCCACTTGGCAAAAGAGCCATAGGAGCCCGAATACAATGACTGTGAGCACGCCCCACCCAATCCTACTGAGGTGGGTTCGTAGGCCCGTTTCGCCAATCGGTTTGTGTCTTTGATTTTTCAAGCAGTTGGATCTGAAGATTCTGCATGTGTTCGTGGTAGAGAGCAAGCGCTTCCTTGCTCGCTTTATCCTCCCAGCAGGTAACAAAATAGGCCACCCACCGAGCGATGATGGTATCAAGGCCACGGCCCGCCAAGTAGGCGATGATCGGACCTGTGATTTTTAAGAGGAAATCAATTACCACACGCCACCTGCTTTAACGTCGTCCGCCCCTTTGTCGTGCGGTCTACGCGTATGCAGAAGGCTGAGAGGTTCGGTGGCGGCACGGGGAAATATCCAGGCGCTACCGAGCGGATGAAGAACCCACCGATGAACGGGATCATCCGGCGCTGCTTTGGATAGTTCGGATCGGCGAAATACTCGCGAGCCTCAACCTCTAAAAAACACAGCTCTGCCTTTTCAAGTTGGGCGGCGAGCTTCGTCGTATCGATATCGACAATCCCCGCGTCAGCTATCGAGCTTTGAACCAAGATCCCACCATTGCAGTCAGACACGTAGTACTCGGCAGGGTTTGTGAACGCCAACGTGAGTGTGGGCAGCGGTTTCCCCTTCTCTACTAAGCAGCTCTCATGGCCTACGCGCAGGGGTTTCTCACAGCCGCCTAAGAGCATCGTGGCCTCACCGGCTACCGCCGCAAATGCTGATGCGGAGTCTTCGGGCACACGATGGCACGTCGCGCCTGAGATAAAAACAGCGACGAAAGTCACAGCAACTAAGAACTTGCGCATGACTATTTCTGTTCGGGCAATTTTACAGCTTCAACCTTGGGCGCAGAAGGCAGAATCTTTCCGATGATGTCGGCTACCGATTCCGAAAACGCCAAGACCTTAGAAACGTATACTTCGCCCTGATCGCCAGGGATGGTATTCAGGAACGCAAGCAGAGCGCGAAGAAGAACTGGCAGCGCCAACACAGCCGCGCCTACGATACCCAGAACATGCCATACAGTATTCAAATCCATGAAACCCCCTTGTGGCCTATAAGTTTACATGAACAATCGATCGTGCGTCTATTCACATCTCGCGCGAATCATACAGGCCGTACCTCATCATGTACGCAAGCTCTGCTGCGCGAATGCCAACTTGGGTGGCCCACTTCGAGTTGATCATCTCATCGGCAGCGCGGTCGTACTGCCCAAAGCGCGCGGCATCGATCATGCGAACGAAGCCCTGAAACTTTGTCAGACCCAGATTAAAGAGCATCTCAAGGAAGACGTCCTGGCGCGCTGGGTTTAGGGAGTTGAACCAGGGAAAGGCTCCAATGGCCTCTTTGCAGACTCGATCGATATCATTGGTTAAAAGTAACATCGCCTCTATGTTTGAGAGGCCAACATCATCAAGATTGCGTCCGACGCCGATGGTGAGTTTGCCAACGGTATCGCGATAGGCTTTGTAGCGGATGCCCTCGTGCTTGATGAGCAGTTTTCGGAGCATGAGCATGTCCGATCTCATTTTATCTTCTCAAGATTTTGGATTCTGACTTCTTGATGCTTTTGGTTCGTGATGAGAACGGCTACTTGAGTTGTGAGCTTCTGAAGTCCGCTGGCGATGTCGCGCAAATACTTCGCAACGTAAATGCCGATGAGGCTTGAGAGACCCATCAAAAGCATGTCCTTTGTCTGACCCCAATCCATGGGATGCCCTTTCGCTCAGGTTTTGATGTAACCCGTCTTCCAAATCAACGGATTCACCGCAGTGGTGGATCTCGCTACACGCACGCGTTCAGAGTGCTTCTGCCCGCTCTGAGAGTTCGCCGTGTACATATACCTCTGGCGAGGGAAGACGCCCAAAGCCTTATAGAGGCCGTGGTTTGCCAGAAGATTGATCTCGGATTCCGTCCAGGCAGTGACGCCAGATCCGGCGACCATATAGAGGTCTTGAATCCGAAGACCCGCGTTCGTGCCGCCGCCTCCGGGGTCATACCCGATATTCAAAATAGATGCAGATGCCACGTAGTTTTCAACATCAGCCGAAAGGGTAAGCTGGTTATTCACCCAAAAATACGAAGGCGCGTTGTCGCTAATGAACCCCGCTAAGTGAATCCACTCGGCAGTGCCGCCGCGAGCGGATATCAACCCTGAAGATACGCCCACAGCAGACACGATGATGTTGTTGCTTGAATCCTGATAGATGACCCATCCAGCGTTTGAGTTGTTGTTCTTGGCTAAGAAGCCAATGCCAACGCCTGGGATTCTATAAAACCAACCAGCGAAGGCCACGTTTTTCCCGTTGCCGACGTCGAACTCTGCCGAATCGGCAGCCGACAACCTAAAGTAATCGGAGCTTGAAAATCCGGTAGCCGCAAACCTTCCGCCCAAACCCTCGCCCTGGAAGTTCGGAGATCCTACGATTGTAAGATCAGGAGAAGTACCGCGCCTGTTTCTCACGGCCTCAGCACTCGTTTTATCGCCAAGAGTATAGTGCCCACCGGCTTGCGATGATCTCGGGTACGTCAGGCCGTCTTCGATGAGCTGAAACCCGTCAGGAGACGCATCAAGACTTACCGGGGTAAAGACCTCGTCATCGGTCTTGCCTACGACCGACAGAGCAAGCTGCGTGATGTGTCTTTTGCAAACCACATCGCCCACTGCGATACCCGCCGTTGTGAGCGTAAGGGTTGTTGTGCCAGCACTGGCAGATGAGTTTGCGGTGAGGTTTCGCGCGGCAAAGGGTTCGTATCTCACCTTGCCTGCGATCCGAAGAGGCTTGTAGATCTCGATCGTGTTTCCGTTTAGTAGGTTTGCAGAATCATCGGCTGAGTCATCGACATCGATCGTGGAACCGCCAACTGCCGTGACTTTATAACTCTGCGATGCAACGAAATCGACAAACGATTTGAACGTGCCGCTGACATCTTCTCTGGCAAAGGATGCAATACGGATCTCTTGCTCAAGAGCAACATCGCCAGATGAGAGCGAAGAATCAAAGATCGCCTGGTTTCCGCCTACCGTGATCGTGCTGCGCTTCATTCGCCCGCGCGCAGCACCCGAAAGACCGCTTGCGTAAGAGTTCGCAAGGACGGTTAAGAGCGCCATGTTTCCATCGAGATTTGTTTCGGTGGCATCAAACCCGATGTCTTCTTTGTTTGAGTTATCAAACATCGTGTACTCAGTGCCCGGAAGAGACAGCTCTTCTGGGTAGCGGTAGGAGAAGTAGATCGGGTCAACGATGATCCCGGTGTAGGTCTGAGCGCCGCTTGATGCCGTTACGGCGAACTCGACATATTTTGCAAGCTGAGAGCTTACCCATCCGGTACCACCCGCAGTCCCGCCAGTAGAGAGATCCCAGAAGATACGATTCCAACCGACCACGAAAGCAGAACCATCGGCCTGCGTCGTTGCCGTAAACGTCCTAAAGTTTGACGTCGTATCGGCGTAGATGCGCAAGATAAGGTTTGAGAGGTTCGTAAGCGAAGGGATCTTTACGTTCGCGTAGGCGCGTGTGTTCGCGCCAAGGGCGAGGGTTTGTGCCGCTAGCGTGTGGCGGATGCCTGCCTCAACGCCCGAGTTATCTTTGTCGAATTTAAGTCCTGCGCTTCCGACCTGGAAGTCCCCAGCCGTGGAGCTTGCCGTAAGTGTGGCACCTGCACCCGTGACAGCCCAACCCGTTGCCGAGTCCTGATTGGCATCTGCGTCGAGCACTGGTTTTGCGTTGATCACGACGTCGATCGTCGGATCGGATGCCGTGTACGGACGAATGAGGTTTAATTCGTATATCTGTGATGCTGGCGCGATGCGTCCCGAAACGCCGCTTGAGTTGTCGAGATCCTCGGTGACATCGCCGAACTTCTCAAGCTCAAGCTTTTGCATGAGAAACTCAACGCCAGATGCTCCGCCGCTGCCACCACCACCGCCTGAGGTGATCTTAATCCAGCGCCCAGTGACGGGAGTATCGTTTGGCTCAAGAACGGCGTCACCATCGTCAGCAGCGCCCGAACCAGAGTCGTATGCGTAGTAGGCTTGAGCGGCTTCATTAAATCGGCTCTGTTTATCAAACCGATCAGCACTTGCAACAGCCTTAAGGGTTGAGTTCGAGGTGACGGCATCTCCCCACGAAGCGCGAAACGCGTATGTGTCGTCGGCGTAACCCTTGTTTACCGTGTCGTTGTCGTCGGTCGGAGTGCCAGCCGTAGGCTGTGTCGACGTCTCGATACCGGTAACAAAATCATATTCTCTAGTGGACATTCATGTTCCCCTTTACCAAGACCCTTCATTGTCTTGGATGCCTTTTTGATCATCGAGTTCGATCGTGACCGATCGTAATCCTTTTTGAGTGCCGGTGACAGAAAAGCTTCTCTGCCTTTCAATATCCGCATCGAAATCAAAACCAGGCATTTTTGTCCTGCTGATCCCAATGGTAACATCGATCTCGGTGTCGAAAAACTTGTTCTTTGTTTGGAACGAGACCTTGCCTGCGCGATCCCCGAATATAAACGAGACCCTCTCGGCTAAAACACCAGCATCCAAATCCTTGAAATGTAGGCTTGCGAAAGTCATCTGCGCTTCGACGTTGTGGAGGTACCTCGTAAGATTGTTCGTCACCGTCACCGACTTCACCGTATTGGATGCATCGATGCGGTCGCCGATCTCGCGCTGGGCGTACTCTACGATCACGTCTGAGACGATGTCTGAGTAGTCGAAGTTGTAATCAAAGCTGCCCTTGGTGATCTCCGTATCATCAATTGTCTTATCGTCTACCGGCAGAGGGCCGATGGCAGAGACTGCCCATTTGTGGTCGTCGTCGACGAAGAGCTTTATGAGGCTGCTTTTGAGCACATCAACCAGGGTGTTCTTTACCTCTTCAAATCCCCCGGTGGAGTTCGTGGGGATGGCAAACCCAAGAGCATCCGTGCGGTCAGATAAGAGCTGCGTAAACGAGGCCGCGTTGATCCTAGACTCTGGGATACCAAGTACCCGCTTTAGAATGTCAAGAATGATGACGGCCGGGTGGGTGATGTTTCCGCTCTCGGTATCGTTTGATCCAAAGGATGGGCCGCCCAATGTTACGTCATTCGTGCGTCCGTAGACGCGGCAAAAGACTCGGTCATTTGGGGAAAACGTCTCGGGGATTGCCAGGTCCGTCTCGATCGAAGAGGAGAGGGTAAAGCCCGCGCATCCGCCCGCCAGGACGGCCGCCGTCGTGTAATCGCGCCCATACATAGCCTTGTAGGCCACCTGCTGCTGAATGATCGTCACAGCGCCCACAAAGGAGCGTTTAACGGCATCCCCAGAGGCCATCTGCGTTGCGAGCGCCGCGTGCTCGATGTAAGCAGGCGACACATTCACTACGGTAATCTCGACGTACTCATCGGTGCCCACGGCGCGGTCCATCCAAACGGAGTCGCCTACCCGCAGGCCGGTGACCGAGTTCAGGTAGGTTCGCGTGGTGGTTGAGGCGGGCGAGGCGGCTACCGTCTTTGTGATGTTGGCCAAGTTGTTCTGCTCGCCGATCACGGAGAAGACCCTATTGTCTGAGGTCGTTGGTTGGTCGTTTAGAAAGTCGATGTTTACCGGAACGAACCCGTCAACAACTCCGTAGACATAGCGGATGGGTTTGCCTGAGAAGTTTGGATCAAGCTCTGGGAAGTGGACGCTGTCATAGAAGCTATCGTTATCGTTGCGGAAGAACTGGCGCAGCTCATCCACTCCGCTAAAGGTTTTGATCCTAAGATCCCCGTCTGAAAAAGAGACGTCAGACATCAGGCCGTCGTAGATCAGCCGCACGTTGTCTATTTGCAGGTCGGCCGCCACGTGCTCGCGAAGGGCGTGGTAGATGCGAATGGAGGCTTTGTTGAAGCTTGAATCGTAGACGTGCTTTTCAAAGATATGAGGCGCGTTTGAGAGCGCAATCTGAGCTGTTTGAACGGGCATATACCCGAACAGAGTGTCTGAGATCGTGGCCTTCAACACCGGGCTCCTGACCACGAGGGGCTCGTAATAAACTACGCGCGTGGTGGCGTCGTCTGGCGTGCGGTACCAGTGCTCATCCTTTGTCGCGACATAGATCTCGTAGGTCGCAATCGTGATGAGCGTGTCTGGATCAACGCCTCCAGAGGTTCTCACGTAGAGCTTTTGCAAATCCGTGTCATAATAAAACTGCCCTGCCCCAAGGGCACTCGACCCTCCGGCCGTGAGCTGATCCCCAGTCACGCTCACGGCCACCACCCCACCCCAATCAAAATCAGTCACGTAAACAGAGCCAGAATGCACCACGAAGTTCGTAGGCCGCCGCCTGGGCGAGAGCACGACGAGCATCTGCGATTCCGCGCTCTCCTCTAAAAGAAGGTCGGCGTAAGCCAATCAAAGCTCCGATCCGATGAAGTACAGATCAAAGGGCGCGCGCTGGATGTCGGCCACGTTTGAGGTGACGTTTAAGCGGTGAACCGGATCAGGCCAGCCCCGCTTCCAGGCAAGGTGGCTACTCACGGTGCCGGTGTAAGATGTTCCACGTGGAACAAAAGCATAAGAGTCGGTTCCTTTAAAAATCGCATTGTCGAACTCAAAGAAGACCTCTCGAATGCCGTTCGTATCCGAGATCATCGCAGCCTTCGTAAACACGTTAGTCGACTGGTAGAGGAGCTTCTTCGGAGTGTTTCCTTCCATCGAGTAGACGTTGAAGGATACGTCCGTAAACGCTGGATCATTAAAGACAATGAAGGATGTACGCATCGCGCGCACGGTGATGTTTCGGTTGAAGATGACCTTCTGGTAGACCCGGAGGTTTGAGGAGAGGTCGGCCGTGGCTAGGATCTCACCGTAGACTTTCCACATACTCTACAGCTCCTCTCTGAATTTCATGGTCATCGTAAAGATGTTGGGCGCGACCAACTCGTATTGGGGTTCGTCCTCGAACTTCACGAACTTAAGTCGTCTGTTTAAGACCGAGCTAAAAGCTACGTTTGTATCAAAGCTCACGAAGAAGGGGCTCGCCAATCCGTAGTTTGCGAAAATCTCAGTGATCTCCTCGACCTCCTCTTTGGTGAGCGCAAACCATGTGATCGTATACCGCTGGCTCTGCTCAAAGATGTCGGTAAACGTCTGACCGCCCTCTGAGAAGATCGTATTCGAACGGTCGACAAATTCACTGTGAAAAGGAAACTGAACTTTTCCGCGAATGGGCGAGTAGTATTGCCCCAAGAAAAATGCGCCGACCTCGATGTAGCCCAGAGGGTTTTGATCAATGAACTGTACGCGCCAATAGCGGTAGGCGACCGTATCAAGACCGCCCTCGCGGATGAGCGCGATCACCTCGTCGTCGTAGGTCAAAGTCTCTGAATACGCAGGGCTAGCAAAGTTGTTTGTGTGGTTCCCCTCGATCTTGATCACGGCTGAAGGAGAGATCTTGATTGCCCGGTTTCGCGGGCCGGTGAACATGAAAGCGTTCGGCATCGAGGAGATGCCCATATCCCACAAAATCCACTCCTCTGAGTTGATCTTTAGGACGTCGGCCGTGTAGCTCGACGCGCCCGTGTCGTCAGCCGATGTATCGTAACCCAGAAGAGCTGCCATGTCGGCTGAGCCCGCATCCGTCCAGATGATCCGAAAGGCGGTAGCCCCGCCCGAGAGGTCGGATGCGATCACGAACTTCAGATTCCCGTTTTGGGTGACCGTATAGTTTGCAACGCCTGCCGCCTCAAAGGCCGCATCAACGGCTGCCATGAAGGTGGCGGTTGAACTGTAAGATCCTGCCGCCACGGTCGCAGTCTTGTTGCCCGCTACGGCATCCCTAAAGATGATCGTATTTTCGCCTGAGATGACCTTAAAGTACCCGTTTGATCGCCAGACTTTTGACCGGCGCTGCTTATTGTAGGCGTTGGCCACGGGGAAGGCGGTCTGCTCAGACGAGACGTCATCGTTTGCGAGCTGGTCTTGATCGACGAAGTTTCCGGTCATGAGCCGCACGCATCCGTCAGCCATTGGTTCTAAACCCCTGTCTGTTGAGGTTCAACTGAGCGCCCGCAAAGCGCTGCTCCGACAAATCAAAGGCGATCGATAGATTCTGAGCGCCACCACCGGACTGCAACACCGATATCAACCGATCGATCTTATCGGACAGACCAGATCTGTTTCCGCTCTCTTGCTGGTCAAGAAAGCGCCCAAGGCGCGTGGTATTTGAACGATCAACCACAAGCTCTCCAGAGGTAAGAGAGGCCGGGAAACTATCGTTTGGGAAGCCACCAGGGACGGTGCCGCCCTCGGCAAATCCTAAGAACCCACCCAGCGCCCCAACGCCAGGGATAGCGCCTAAGATGCCACCCAGACCACCGCCACCACCACCACCACCGAAGAGGCCGCCGAGCGACGCGAACGTCTTTTTGATCTCGTCTAGGAACCCTTTAACGATCGCAGGAATACCTTCTTTGATGAACGTCGTGATGAACTCACGCACGATCGTAGGTGCTTTTGCGGCGAGTTCGATCGCTAGACGCGTGGCAACCAAGGGCATGCTCGTGGCGAGCGATTGAATTAATCTCGGCAGAGCTTCAATGATTCCTAATATCAGCCTCTCAATGAGAGTGGGCAGGCCATCGATAAGGGCTTGAATGACGGCGGGAATGGCTAGGATGATGTTCTCAACGATCGTAGGAATCGCTTCGATAAATCCACGAACAAACCCCGCTGCGGCCTCTGGACCTTGAGCGAGTACGCCTACGATCTGACCGACTACCCCACCGATGCCTGGGATAATCGTATCGGCGAATGCGCCGACTGTTTGAGATATGAGATTCACGGCACCCTGCGGTCCAGCGAGTACATCTTTTAATGCAGATGTTGCGGCGATAAGCCCAACGTTTGCCTTTGCCTGCTCTATGTCTTGTGGCCTTGCTTCCTTGTTCGTCTTTAGCTTCTCAAGGGCATCATTCTTTCCGAATAGAAATTGACCAACGCCACCTTGAGCGGCCGACGAACCAATGGCCTTTTGCTGCTCTGCGATCAACTGTCTCTGAGCTGCGATATCTTTTTTAGATGCGGCAACACGAATATCGACGGCGCGAACCTTGGCGTTTGTAAGACTAGACTCGTGCTTTTCTGTCTCAACCAACGTGTCGATGTACTCTTTTGCAGCACCCGTCTGATCAGCGATGGCCTTAGTGTTTGCCTTAACTGCATCATTTTGCTCAAACGTAGAGGCAACGATTTTCTCAATGGTGGCATCGAGCTGCTTTACCGCATCTGTTTTGCCTTCGATCTCAGCGATAGCCTTTACGACGGTGAGCGCGCCAACGGCTACGACCTTAAACCCCTTGGCAATGAACTCAAGAACAGGTTGCAATGCTGACCTTAAAAAATTGTCAAGAGCCCTCATACCCGTAAATAAATCGGTTAAAGCGGGGATGACTACGGCGGTTATGACAACGCCAAGAACGTCCTTTAAAGTCTTTCCGATCTCAAAAAGAACCGCAAGAAAAGGGGCATTGGCCTTAACGTTGTCGGCGATGATGCCAGCTAAAAACTCTAGACCTTGGCGAAATAATTCGATACCAGGCTCGACGCTCGCCTTGATGATATCGGCAAGATCGAACAGCACGTTCTTTATGGTCTCAAGAGATTTAACGACGATAGGATTTTCAACGATGAATGCGCCAAGACCCTCAGCCACCTCGCTTATCGCGATACCAACACCTTTTAGCTGCCCACCGAAGTTCTGTCCTAGATCAGCAGCAGCGCCAGCAGATCTCTCGCCTACGATTCGTATCGCCTCACCGCTTACAAGCGCCTCGGTCGACAGACGTTTAAGCTCTGGCCTTAGCTGCCCAAGACTTCGCGAGACGGTGCCGCTTAGCGTTCGCTCAAGCTGTAAGAAGGCGTCATTTACATCCGTGCCCATGACGGCCGCGACATCGACAGATGTTTTTATGAGCTTCTTTGTCTGATCATCGGTAAGACCAATGGCCTTTGCTTGAGCGACAAGCCCCAAAACCTGCTCGTCAGAGACGTTTGCCGTTCTTTGAATGCTGGATGCAAACTGAATGAACCCGTCAGAGGCCGCCTTCGTGAAGTCACCTGAGAGTTTAAGCGAGACGTTCAAACGCTCAACAGCATGTTCAGCTTCTTCGGCAGCATCTACGATCTTATGAATGCTAAATGCCGCGCCAACAATAGCCGTGATGACCTTCAGCGCTCCGAATGCGCTCTCTAGCCCCTGCAAAGACTTCGAAGAATCAGCCGCGAACTTCTTGATCTGATTGGTCGATTCAGCGATGTTCTTTAAGACTAAATTGACTTCAATATTTGCGGCCATTTAGCGAGTCCCTTTGCCTCTAGCCTTACTTGCGTTCTTTATCTCGTCTGACTCTAGCCTTGAAAACTCACCCGAAACTGCCGTCAGATACTCAGCCTCAAACTGCGTCAGATCGTTGGCGTCGAACTTATAACCGATCTTTGAAAGAGCCTTCCTTACCGTAAACTCGTGCATCAAAATGAAAGCATCGTTTGCTTGGTCAATGCCTTTATACGCCCACTCACACTGATGCTTTATGGAGCGACGAAGGGCTTTCCCAATCGCACACCACGCATCAGCATCTTGCCCAATTCATTCAATACCAACGAACTGTCTTCATCAAACCCAAGCGCATCGATCGAATCGAATGTGTAGGAATCGTCAATACGGCTTACGTTCACAGCCACCACCTGTTTTGAGACGGCCTCCATCAAAGCTTGAGCAGAATCGTACTCGTCTCTTTTAACCATCTCGCCAGTCTTGTCATTCAGACGGTAGGAGATCTCTTTTGCAACCCTGATGCGTTCAATGTGACCGGGAAGTTTTAAGGTGATCTCGCCCTTAAATGGGCTGTCGACCATCTTTTTTTCTTCGCCTTCAGATACTTCAAACTTCTTCGGTAGAACGTACTTCCACTCCATTAAACCCCCTTAAACAAAGTTCAGGTAACATTCGCCGTTGCCGTTGGCATCGACGTAAGCGGTAAGAGTAGCCTCGATCGTCACAACGCCGTCAGCGTCACTCAACTTAAACGCAGTGACGGTTGCCGTCGGGATAAATAGGCTTATGCACTTACCCGCAACCCAGTTACCACCGGATTTAACGCCCGCATTGAAACAGAAGCGCGTATCCGACCCTTCACGAAACCTACGAAACTTATCAGCATCGTGGCGCGTGAGAGTGGCAACAAAATCTACCGATACAGTGCGCTCGGTAAACAACGAACCAGAAATCCCAGACTCAGCGCAAAGATCAGGAATGTTTGCCTTCGTGTTTGAGAGTTTGAATGCGAAGTTCTGAACACCGATGCAACCGATGTCGTCACTGTCTCCGATCAGGACTTCGTTGTACTTGGCAACCAATGGGTCAGCCACGTCATACGAAGGCGTTAGTGCTGCCGCCCAGCTCTGAGCGTTGTCAGAGGTATAGGTGAGAGAGCCAGTGTCGTCAGAGGCGGTAACAAAGCCGATCTTATCGCCGATCGTGTTTGCCGTGTTCGCACCAGAACTCCAAAGCAGGGACAGGGTAGCACCGGTACTCGTGATCGTGAACTTGCCAGCGCTTGCGCCAGTGTCGTTATAGACCACAGTGAACGTATTGGCAGACCCCAGAGCGTTCATGCTTGAGGCAAGAGCGTCGGCCAGCTCATGCGGATCGCGGTAGAGCTTCACAGCAACCGTTGCTACTCGCGTGGTTGCGTTGTCTAAGAAGTCAAACTTCGCATCTGCAGCTAAGATGTTGATCGGATCGAAGTGGTACTTCGTACCTTCCATCGAAAACGAGCTGTTGATGAACTCACCAGCCGTTACGTCAACGCTCATCTCGGTGACTTTGATGCCAGCTAAAACTTCGAGCACACCGCCATTGCCTCGATACATAGTTGCGGTAAGCGCTGGATGATCTTGGTTTGCAACCGAGTACTTTACAGCCTTGCCAAGGTTCACGCCCGTACCAGGTGCATTTGCGAGGTCAAAGCCTAGCGTCAGGTCATCTGAGGAAACCGAGAACACCGGGCGAATCGAGTAACCATTTGTAGGATCTTTTACGAGCAGCGCTTCACCCCGAGAAAACGTTGCGCCCTCACCCGTGTCGACCTTAACAACCGATACCGTCGAAGCGGCTACCGTGTCGTACTGGGTAGCGTTTACTTCTTCAGCACCGAAGGCAGACTTTACAAGCTCAGAGAATCCGGGAGCCGTACCTTCAACACCTGAGTGGCGAAGATAGTGAGAGAAGCTCATCTTTGGGACTTCGAGTCCTAAGAGAGACTTTGCTTTTCCGATCGAAGCCTTTAGCTCCGCATTGTCTAGCGTCTCAAACGATGGATCGATATCGATATCGTCTTGGATCGCGATGAAGTCGGCGCCTGCCGTAGGTAAAACCGGTGTGCCTTCCGTGACTTCTGTTTTCAGTGCAAGTAGACTATTTTTTTTTCTCTCGGCCATGAGATTATCCCCTTAAAGTTACGGAGCCAGGTTTTCGAAATATTCTATCTCGCAAACCGTGCGGATCATTATAAAATTATCTTTCGCATCGAATACATATTCAAGCCCCGAATCCGATACGTACTTCACGTTTGAGATCGTATTGCTTAGCGTGTAATCCCTCTCAAAGTCTTTGATCAGAACCAGTTGGTCCTCAAATATCTGCTTTTCAGCCACAGCCTTGGCAGCGCCATCAACCTCAAGGGCGTATGCCTTGCGTGTAAGCGTCACGACCATCTCTCGCTTTACCGAGAGCCTACATGTCATCTCTCGCTCAGAGTTAAAGCCAGGCCCGAAGGCTACGCCGAAGCTGCCGTTTTCAATGTGGCGCTCGATATTGTCATTTGGGCGATATGGATTCGACATGCGCACGTGCGTGGGAAAGAGCGCCACGAGCCGCGTGATCATGTTGTCGTAGATGGTTGAGATCTGAGTACTCATCCTCTAAAGAACCCCGAGGTGAGAATTTTCTCACAAGGATCGAGCCGCCCATCGCCATCTTCATCGATCTCAAAGATCTGCTTATTCATCGCCGAATGGTACTCGGCGTTTGCCGTCTCTCTGTTGTCTTTGTAGTCGTCGCCAAAGGCTGAGTAAATGATTTTCGCTGTTTTGTGGACAGATGCGTCAACGAACATTTCCCAGTTTAGAACTTGGTTTGCCGACTGGATGACCTTGTCTTTGCGAAGATCGCGGATGATCTCTTCGGCGGCGAGCACATGCTGTTCATCCCATGTGGTTTTCCCAGTCTTGAATGCAGTCAGAAGATCCGTTTTCTGGAAGTCTGGATAGCGCGCATACAGGTCGGAATCAGTTGAAAACTTGTGGCCTACGTAGTTCAGCGCAAACGTTGCGGTTAGATCAGCCGAGAAAGTGATCTTAGCCCAGTAGAGGTTATAGATCTTAAGCGTTGAAAGCTCTGGGATGTGCTCAGTCGTATCTTCTCTGCCCCAGACTTTGTTGCGATCAGTCACCCAAGATAGGATGCCCTTCTGAGCCATAGAAGTACCGACAGGATTTGCGGTGAGATCAAGCGTTTCAACCGTATTCTCAAACGCAGAGCCAGACCAGATTTGAACGCTTGGTACTGAGGCGAGCGCGTTTACGACCGATACATCGAAATATCGGTGATTAAATGGCATGTCAGAGCCGATATATAAGGCGTCTTGAGCTGCAACGAAGTCGATCACTTTCGATCCCGATGAGTAGTTACTCATCTCAATTGAGATGTCGGTGAGTGTTGCGTTGTTCTTCCAGATCACCCGATTATTAAGTAGCATTTGACCTCATTTATCTGGCACCGCTTCTAGCCAAGAGCATCGAGCAGTAATCTACCCGTATTTGTCGAGCCGTAACGCCCAAAGACTTTTCAATCTTAGCGCCTACCCCGGTAAATCTATTTGCTGCTGTTGGTATGTTCGTCGTATGAGTGGCAACAAGTGCACCATTGATGTAGAAAGTCGCACTAGTACCAGCCTGGTTTACTCGAACCTCAAAGATTTCGAATGTCGTCACAGCAGCGGTCGATGTAGTTGTTGCCGTCTCTGTAGAGTTCGATCTAGTTACACAAACCCAATTAGGAGTTGCGCCTACGTTCGTATATCGGAAATAAGCTCCGTCCGTGTTGTCGCCCGCACCAGGGACATCTATAAGACCAACGTAGGCAGTAAAAGTTTCTGTCACAGTCGATAGAGTATCGACCTGTAATCTGAAACGGCACCGCGTATCGAATATCCCTAGTAATAAATTCGCAGAATCCAATACAATCGAAGAGCGCCCTGTTGCAGTAGTCCCGGTAGACATTTGAGCGACGCCAGCACAATTTTCAGTAGAATCTATACCAGTCGTAACCGTCGCAGCCGCAGCACCAGTACCAGAATTTGTCGCCGTCCATCCTGCAAGAGCTACAGTTGATTCTAAGAATTCCCAATGGTTCTGACTATGGATATCGCCGCTGTTCCATTTGAAGTCTTGGATCTTGGTTTTCCTTCGAACTGCACCAGACACATCGTAGACCATTATCTCATCTGCAACATCCGGAACCGCGTCTTCTGTCTGTCCGGTGATATCAACAACTAAAGTTCTGGTTGCAGAAATGTCCCCGCCGCCAGATAGTCCGGAACCTGCAGCAGTAGTTACCGAAACTGTAGTGTGGTCAATGTGTTTGTTCGCGACGAAGTTGGAAAGAGAGTTGTGATCAACCCCGGCAGGTAGGACCGCTGCAGATATTGTATTACCAGCATCGTTATACGTGAAGTCGACGCTAGCTGTGTCCGTTAAAGCTGCACCCACGGCGTCCTGAGCGCGTTCATCTGTAAAATAAAGATTCGACCCCTCTGGCAGGTCTGTAGTCGTTTTTACAGCAGTAAGTTTTGATGTAGTTATGCTCATGTGATTTCCGCACCGTATACTGTGAATGTTACGTCTGTTGTTGATGCAAATACTGCCAATGAACCACCGACAGTGGCCATCGCAGCGAACAATTCCAGAAATTTTGTCTCATTTGCGTTTACCGTATCATCGTAGAATAAAGCGGTCGCAGCAGTATAAGAAGATCCGGAGTCATCCAGAAATACTCTATAAGTTTGTGCAGAGCCGCTCGTATTGCAAACAACGATGGATTTTACGACTGCTGTTGTTGCGGCTGGGAGCGTATACAACGCAGTATTTACCGCACCAGGGTTTCCTCTGCCCAATTGTTTTTCTTGTAGAACAGCCATATCACCCCACTAAAAGAGAATATCTTTGAGAAAAGACCGAAGAAGACGCATTTGCTGCCAATTGGTCAAGCGCATCTGAGACTATATTTGGAACCGGGCTCCAATTCCCAGATACCGAGGGAGCATAAGAGACGCGCTTCGATTGCGATAGGAGCAATATTTGAGCGGAAGTGGCCCCACCTGAAAACGATGGGTCAGTTATTAAGGTTCCAGAATCGATGTAAATATTAGGGGCGGTACCGTCGACTTCGAGCAAGTTGATTACGGTTCCGATTACGCCACCGACACAAAACGTAGCCGCTTCGACCCTCACAGTAGAAAGAGCGATAGTACCAACCATGAAAAACTGGCAAGAGCCCGATGTAGCATCTGTGAATTTGTGAGAAGACGCACCGTCTGCGGTCATCAAACAATCAAATAAATAAACCGAAACAGAGTCCCATACGTTTGGCGTTGATTGTAGCGAACAATTACCGCGATAAATTACGGCATCGTTTCCTCCTCGGCCGGTCCATGTCTGAGTACTATTGAATGTACATGTATCAAATATCCACGTAGCAGTTCCAGACCCGCCAACAGATGCAGCATCTGTGGCAATGGGGCATGAATTGAAACTAAGACCATAAAAAGATGAAGTATGAGTCCCAGAAACCATCACTGCGTTAGCAAGATCAAGAGATCCAGACGATACTGTTATTTTCGTCGCAGAAGGGCTATCCCCTACCCAGTTCACGTGCGGCTTTTTTACGATACCAGTGACGTCATGAGAGCCTGGCCCAATTTCTAATACGTAAAACTTACTGTCGGTTGCGTCGGTAATAGCGCTCTCAGCGCCAGATATAGTCGCAAAAGGGAATGATAAATTGCCGACAACCCCAGTCGAATCATTACCAACATCAAGATCGATAAAAGCGGTTCTTGAAATTATGGCAGATGACGACGACGAACCGACTAAATCGAAGTTTCCAGTGAATGGGTTTAACTGGAAACTCATGGTCTAGTTATATCCCATGTCTGAAGGCTTGTTTTAAGAGAGCTGGTGTAAACAAGCGTTACCGTCATAACTGTTGTCCCAGATGACCCACCGGACTTGAACTCATATACTTCGGTGACAGTATCAGGGTATGAA